ATTTTGAATATGGTAACGGATGTGTAATTGGTATTATCTCATCTTCAGATGATAATCAAGAAATTGAAAAAGCAAAATCAGCAGGTGCACAATTTTGGATTATTAAATCCGATGATATTGAACCTCGTTTAGAAGAATTCAGAAAAGATTATGAAGGATATCTAAACCGAACTGCTCCATTCAAAATTTATAAATAAGTTTTATAATGATTGAGGTTACGAAACATACGAGGGATATCCTATTGGGTGTTGCTAAGAAAAGGAAAGTTTATGTTGAAGGAAACTTTCTTAAACTCTTAAAAGCACCTGATGGGGATACCGAGTTTGAAGAATACCTACGGTTGTGTAAGGAGAAGGATTCTACTGCTCGTAGAAAACGATTACAAGTAACTAAGCAAGTTCAACAACAAAACAAAGAGTTGGTTGATAAACAAAAGGAAACCGATGAATTGATGATAGAACTTCAACAGGCATTGGAATCTGCAAAAGAATCTGAAGAGGAAGCAAATCAATTAAGACAAGAAGCCGAAAAGGGAATGGGTAAAGCATTAGAAGATTTGGAACTAATGCAAAAGAAAACACAATTTGAGTTAATCAGTACAATTGTTAAAGTAGCACTTTACGTGATTATAGGAGTTGGTGTTCTCACAACTGCTATGTATGGTTTAGCATTAATTTCTGGTACTGATACACAAATCATAGGTTCTACTTGGAGTAATATGTTTGGTATTCTCCTAACTAACGCATTCTCAATCGTTGGTACGATTATGGGTGTAAAGTACGCAACTGAAAAAGAATAAAGATGAGTCCTCAAATCATAGACAAAGTTAATGTGGAAACTTACTATGATGTATTATCCATACCATTTGATAGGGAAGTATCAGAACCACATCATATCAGTTCTATCGTAGATTTTAAGACCCTAAGAGAAGATACACAAAATTTTTTATTAAAACTACCCATCGTTCAGTTCACAGGCAATTTTAAGGCAGGTGGCTTGGATTCTAAACAACGATTGTATCTAATGAGTAGTATGAATGATATCTTCTTCGTAGACACTCTTAAAACGAATTATGCTAAGTGTGTAACCAAACTCATCAATGTTCCCGATTTGAGTGATAAAGAGGTTATTGAAAGAACTGATGAGCATAGAAGTATTAAACGAATTAGAAAATCCGAAAGTTATGAAGTTACCTATAATGAGGTGGATTATGTAATTGAAATTACCGAAGAGGGTAACGGAACATTTACCAGTATTATGTATGGGGATAACTTCGTAATGGATTATATGTTAGAGAAAGATATATTAGAATATTTTTATAAAAACAAATGATATTTATTGATATTAAACTAATATTATTATGGCAAAATTGATTACGGGCAACTATATCGGTAACCCTAAGAAAAAAAGACCTGGTGTTCATGCAAAAACTAAGAATTCTCGCTCTAAGAATTCCACCAATTATAAGAAAAAGTATAGAGGACAGGGTAGGTAAAATCACTTTTTAGTTTATTGATATTTATATATTGAACAAATATTGATAAACTTATGTCAACTGATTTCGAATTATTCCCAGGCAAAAACCTAAGTGGTTTGTTTGAGGATATCTACAATAACCAAATTAATAAAAAGAAACACATTTCTGAGATTATCCACGAACTCAGAAAGAGTATCAGACATGCTGGTGATATGGCTGTATTGGGTCCTGTTATCAAAGATTTAATCGATACATCCGTTCGTAACGATGACCAATTGGTTAAGTTAGCAACAATAGCACAAAGAATTATTGCATCTAATCAAAAATCAGAAGGAGATGCTGGTTTCCTTACTGATGCTGAGAGAGAACAACTTTTGGCTGAAATAGAACAAGTCCAAGATGAAGTTCAACGAATGGATAACTTAGAAAATGAAATCGAAGAAGTAAAGCAAAAATTAGAAAACTAAATGTCTTTATTCAATAGAAATAGTAATGTACAATCTAATCAGAGTGTAGGTAGCCATTATAGAGAAAAAACCTCTATGGGGGTTGTTTACAAAATTATATTGGATGTAGATGATGATATTCTTTCTGATTTAGAAATAGTAGATGAATTAAAAAGTAAATACATTGGTGCTATACAATTTAGACAAAGTGGTACATCTAGCAAAAGAGATGAAGCTCTATCTTTAGCACTTCCCAAAGATAAAACAAACATTTCGATACCAACAGTAAATGAAACTGTTATTATCATAAATTCTCCTGGTGGTGGATATGTTTATGAAAGAATTATTGGCTCACCTATACCAAATTTAAATACATCTACAGATGAGATAACATCCACTCAGAAAAAAGAAAAAGCGGCTAATACAAATACCGCATCTCGGTATAGTAAAGTACAATCTACTGGTATAACAAGAAGTGAGAGTTCGTTAGATGATACGGATACCTCTAAGTTGGGTAGTTATTTTGAACCTCAATTAAATATTCATAAATTAAAGTTATATGAGGGTGATTATTTAATTGAAAGTAGATTTGGCCAATCTATTAGATTTAGCGGTTACAATAATTCTGAAAATTCGTTTTCACCAACAATAACGATAAGAAATGGTGAGAGTGGTGAATCATTAGACCAAAATATAGGATTATCTACCGAAGAAGATGTAAATAATGATGGTAACATTATATTTTTAGGTAGTGGTCAAAGATTGTTAAATTATACATTACCAGTTGATAATTCATACGAATCTTTTTTTAACTATCCATCGGAACTAACAGGTAATCAAATATTATTAAATTCGGATAGAATAATATTATCGGCAAAAAATGCTGAAATGATTGGTGTAGCTAAAAAGGATATTGGATTTATTACTGATGGTCAATTTTCAATTGATGCTAGTAGAGGAATCAATATCACTACTGATGATAACATATTTGTTGATACAAAGGATAGGGATTTTAACATAGATATTGGTTCTGGTACTATTGCATTGGGTACTGATGGTGATTTAGAAGCCGCTCCAAAGGGAGAGACTTTAGTATCGTTATTGAGTGAAATGTTGGATTTAATTTCTCAACAAATATATGTAACTCCAGCAGGTCCAACTTCACCAGGTCCAACAAATGTGGCTCAGTTTGCAGCATTAAAAACAAAATTAAACTCAATGTTGAGTAATAATGTACAATTAAAATAATGGCGGCTTTAGATAACATAAAAGATAAAGTAAGTTCGGTTAAAACGGTAGTTAAGGATTTATCATCTATTACTGGAAAGGATGGTGATGTTGCAAAATCAGTACCAATTGATTCACCAAAAGTACCTGTTGTGCCAAAAATTGAAAAACCAAAACTTCCAAAGTTACCTAAAATTCCTTTACCAAAGTTACCATCAGTTCCTAAATTTCAGAAAAAGAAATTACCAGATAATCCAAAAAAGAAAAAATAACTAAATAGAGATGTCTTGGTCACTTTTCAAAGCAAACATATTAAGAAAAACAAACCCCGTATCTAATCCATCATTAAATATAAATGAGGTAGCAACGATATGGGCAGAGGAATATGATGCTTGTGTAAAAAGGGGAAAGGATTTTATAAATTTTGAATCGGTTCAGAGTGGTAATTTAGAATTGATGAAAACTTTGTTTAGAGTTGCATTATTAAAAGGATTGATAACTCCACCTGGTGTAGATTTTTCATTAGTAAATGAATTTGGTAATGGTGTAAAAGCATATTGGGCAGGAGCACAAATGAGACCATTCCCACTACCATTAATACCAGCACCTGGCTCAATACAAAATTTAGCAGTAAATTCAAATGTGGTTATTAATGTTGGTACTTGGCCATTATACCCACCATTAAAACCGGCTAGGAAACAAGAGATGATGGTTAATATGTTTATACTTGCGGCAGTTATACATTTATTTTCAATTGGTGGTATTATACAAACAACATCATTATATCCATCCGCACCATCACCAATCCCAGCGCCTGGTGTAATTAGTTGGACGGGTTATTTGATACCACCTGTTATCCCAATACCAAATATTAACTTTCCAAAAGAAGATGGTTCAGAACCACCTGTAATAGAACAACCAGATGGAAGTGGTGGATTTGTAACAGATATAGGTCCTACTCAAGAATATGAAGCACCATCACAACAACAAAAAGATATATTGGGTGGGGATGCATCATTGGATAATATTATTGATACAACACTACCAAAAGATGTGGTAGACCCGATAGAATCTGAAGAAATAATCAAAGATTTCAAAAAACAATTAGAAATGGGTGGTACAAAATGTGAATAAAAACGAAAAAACCCAAAACAAATATTTATAGAGAAAGGAAAACATTTCAAAAAATGGATACTGATAAATTAGTTAAAGCAATACAAATTATTGTAAAAGAAGAAATAAAGACAGTTCTTCCTACTTTGGTTAAAGAGGGAGTTAAACGAGAAATGGCTAAGTTGTTGAAAGAAAACAAGCAGCTAAGAGAAGCTATTGCACCTCAAAAACCCAAACAACCAACTTTTATGGATGAACCTATTGTTGAAAATGTGTTACACAATCAACCAAAAAAACCATTAAGTAAAAACCCAGTGTTAAATGAAGTGTTACAACAAACACAACCATTTAACTCAAGTCAAAGACAATCAACTGGTGCTGGTGATGAATGGAGAACGATGGGATTTGATTCAACATCAACTCATACATTAGGGCAACAAAATATAGCACAACAAATGGGTTATGGTGATATGGCACCAAAGCAAGGGTTAGGTGTTCAAACTGGAAATCCTGCATTGGATAAAGCACTCAATAGAGATTATAGTGGTTTGATGAAGGCATTAGATAAAAAGAAAGGTCCTTGGAGACCTGGAATGGATAGGTAATAAACTATGGCTGTTGAAATTGGTAGAAAGATTGTTAAAGATACACCACAATATGCAAATTATGCTATTGGGATTACTTTACCATTAACTTTTGGTGAGAATACATTTGAACAATCTTATTTAACCAAAGACCAAGTTAAATCAAATATCAAAAATTTACTTCTTACTAAAAGAGGTGAAAGAGTTTTACAACCTGAGTTTGGTAGCGGATTGCAGGAATTACTTTTCGAACCAAATGTAGATGATTTGGAAGGTAGGATTGAGGATACAATAAATGAAAGTTTACAACAATGGCTACCATATGTTACAGCAGAAGAAATTGATATTGAATCAACTGATGAGTTAAGAGATAATAATAGATTAAATGTTTCAATTAAATTTAGAATAGGAAATGATATTAATTTAGAAACCTTAACATTTACAGTTCAGGGATAATAAGATATGGCAATAACAAAAACAACAAAGAATTTTAAGAATAGGGGTAAGGATATTAAATACCTCAACAAAGATTTTGCCGAATTTAGAGGTAATCTAATTGAGTTTGCAAAAACTTATTTCCCAGCTACTTATTCTGATTTTAACGAATCATCTCCAGGTATGATGTTTATCGAAATGGCATCGTATATTGGTGATTCGCTTTCATATTATATTGATGATACCTTAAAGGAATCATTAATGGTTCATGCAGATGATATTGAAAATGTAATATCACTTTCACAATATTTGGGATACAAGCCAAAAGTAACATCACCCGCAGTAACCACACTTTCGGTTTATCAATTAGTACCATCAACCGGAGATGGTGTAAACAATACCTATGATGAAACATATCTTTTGAAATTAAAAGAAGGTATGGTTGTTGAATCTACAAATGGGGTAAGATTTATTACTCAAGATGTAGTAGATTTTTCAGATGATACGGATAGAGAAATCACTATTTATCAAACTGATTCTGTTAGTGGAGAAACTTCTTTTTATTTGGTAAAGAAAAAGGTACAAGCTATATCGGCTGAAATAAAAGAACAAGAGTTTACTTTTGGTTCATATGAGGCATTTAGAACTATTGATTTATCCGATACTAACATTATCGATATCTACGATGTAAGAGATTCAAATGGAAACAAATGGTATGAAGTTCCTTATTTAGGACAGGAGTTAATATTTGTTGATTACCCAAATACAGCGGCTAATGACCCAGACTTATATCAGTTTAAATCGACAGTACCATATATATTAAACACACTTAAAACATCTCGTAGGTTTGTTAAAAAAGTAAATGGTGATAGTACCACAACAATTCAGTTTGGTGTTGGAGACCCATCTGTTAGTGAAGAAACTATTATACCTTCGGTTAAAAATGTTGGGTTGGGGTTACCTAATTCTATTTCTAAATTAAATGAATCATTTGACCCTACGAACTTTTTAAAAACAAATACATATGGCTCTTCCCCATCAAACACAACTATAACTGTAAAATATTTGGTTGGGGGTGGAATTTCATCAAATGTAAAGAAGGGAACTCTTACTCAAATTAGGGGTGTTGAATATGAAGAAGATACTACATTATTAACACCACAAGAATTAGCAATATACAATTCAACCAAAAATTCATTAGCAGTAGATAATGAAGTTCCTGCAACTGGTGGTAAAGGTGGTGATACGATTGAAGAAATAAAACAGAACGCTTTAGCAAACTTTGGCTCTCAGAATAGAGCAGTAACCGCTAAAGATTATGAAGTAAGAGCGTTATCGATGCCAACTAAGTTTGGTTCGGTTGCAAAAGCATACGCTACGGCAGATGGTACATTGGATAACAACTCACCATCATCAATTCTTTCTTCACCAAAAGCTTTACAAGAGTTTACTGATTTAGTAATGAGTTTTGTTGAAAAGCCGGATGATGAAGAGCCGGATAGAAGAAGTGTTCAACAAGAAATACAAAAATATTTAATTGGTAAAACTTCAAACGAAAACGAAAAAAACAACCCATTTGCAATTAACTTATATTTGTTGGGATATAATTCGGATGGAAAACTAAGTTCTTTAAATAGTGCAATAAAAGAAAACTTAAAAACATACCTTTCCGAATACAAAATTTTAACCGATGGTGTAAATATAAATGATGGATTTATTATTAATATTGGTATTGAATTCGAAGTAATTACATTTAAAAATTATAATAAATCGGAAGTTGTTGCAAATTGTATTCAAGAATTAAAAGATTATTTTAACATTAATAATTGGACTTTTAATAATACTATCAACATTTCAGAATTAGAATTGATTGTAGCAAATGTAGAAGGTGTAAGTTCAGTTCCAAAATTAAAAATTGTAAATAAATGTGGTGAACCTTATTCACCAAACTCATATAATATAGAAGCGGCGATTAAAGATAAGATTTTATATCCATCTTTAGACCCATCGGTTTTTGAAGTTAAATTTCCAGATGCGGATATTAAAGGGAGAGCAAGATAATGGCATACTATTTCCTCACAGCATCAAAAGATGCATCGGTTTACTTACAACAACCTGACCAAAATTGTGGTTTAGATGAAGTATTAGAGGTAAGTAAGGTTTACTATGGTAACATCAAAGATGTATCCAGAGCACTCCTTAAATTTGATGTGAGTAACTTCTCATCATCACTATCAAATGGAAGTGTGGGATTCGAAGAAGCAACTCTTATAATGAGAGAAACTGAATCCGAAGAACTACCATTGGATTTTTCAATTAACATTCATCCAATATCCGAAAGTTGGGAGATGGGTAATGGTACTCGTTTTGATGATATATCTACCTCTGGTGTAACATGGAATTATAGAGAAGGTGATTCTTCTTTAAGATGGGTAAGTGTAGTTGATAATGGATTGCCTGTATTTGCTGGAACATCCACTGGTTCATTTGCTGGTAGAGGAGGTGTTTGGTATTCTGATTTAAGTAGTTTTCAAAATTTTTCATATCAATCTAAAGATATTAATGCAAATATTACTACTATCGTTCAAAGCTGGTTAAGTGGTTCAATTAACAACGAAGGATTAATTGTAAAACACACAAACGCCGTTGAAGAAGATACAAACGATTATGGTATTCTAAAATTCTTTAGTAAAGAAACCAATACAATCCATCAGCCAAAAGTTAGAATTGGTTGGAATGATGTTTCTTTTACAACTGGTTCATTAACCGAACTAACATCTGAAGAAATTAAAGTTGGAATCAAAAACTTTAAAAAAGAATATAGAGTAAACACAACTCCAAAGTTGAGAGTAGTGGGTAGGGATTTATATCCAGTTAAAACATTCTCAACAACCGCACAATATGGTATTAGTAAATTCTTACCAACAACATCATATTACCAAATTAGAGATTATCATTCAGATGATATTATTGTTCCATTCTCAAATTACACAAAGTTAAGTTGCGATTCAGCTGGTAATTACTTCAATCTTAATTTATCAAATTGGGAAGTGGATAGAGTATATAAAATAGAATTTAAAGTTACCATTAATGGAGTTGATAATTTCTTTGATGAAGATTATACATTTAGCGTAATATCGTAAGATGAAAAACAGCGGATTAAAAAATGAACAAAAAGTTCAACAAATTTTAGTAAGTGGTTCTACTGCATTAGTTCAGAGAAACTCCGCTGGTGTACGTCTATTTAGAGAATCTGATTTAGGTGATGGTATTATAAGTGGACAACTAATTAGACCAAAGTACAATACTAATGAACTAAAAAAATCAATAGATACTGAAATATTTGAATTAATTCCACAAGAAGCTCCTGATTTACCAGCGATGGTTCTTAAAACAATTTATGATGATGCTTTGGAAAGAATTGATGATTTAACTTTAGAGGTTACTAATTTAAATACAGAAGTAGGTAACTTAAATTCAAAAATTTCTGAATTAGAAATTGTAAGTGAAAGTTTGAAAATAGAAGCGGATAATCAAATATTAAAAGCTAATGTTTCAGAACAACAAGCCATTACCGCAAATGAGCAAGTAGCAACTACTACTATTGATTTAACAAACGCTATTCAAAACTCAATTAATGAGGCAGTTCAAAGAGTATCTTTATTTGCAAGAAATGAATCTTTGGAACAAGAAGTTGCTAATCTAAGAGAACAATTATTTGGATTGGCAGCTCAAACGGCAGAAGGTGCTCAAAGTGGTGGTAACAATTTATTTACGGTAAAAGTAATTGGTGGAGGTTCAGACCCGGATTATGATATTAAAGCAACATCATCTCATTGGGATAGAAAAGGCGAAGATACATTAAATGTACAATTAGAAGTTAACAATGTTACTGCTGCGAATAAAATAACAAATATTCAGTTTAATTTCACCAATGGGCCTAAATGGCTTAAGGTAAGACAGGGATATTCTACAACGATAGAACCACAAGTATCTGCTATATATGGGTTAAAATTTGATAATACTGTTATTGGTACAATGGACCCAAAAAGAGTTAATGCATTTATTGGAAAAAAGTGGTCTAGTGAAGCAAAGGACCATACTAATACCCAATTACAAGTTAAAGCTACATTTGCAGATGGAAGTACTGATACTGTAATTCTGAGAACAAAGTTAAGAAAAAACAGAAAAGGATAAAATGGCAATTAAAACATTTAAAGAAATAATCGAAAACAAAGGGTATCGAATCTCTTCGAAAGATAGAGAAATTTTCGAACAAGGTACTCTACAATCATTCTTCGGATTTTCGGATTCGGATATGATTGAGTTTATCGTTTATGATGCCAATGATAATCAACTACCTCAAGGTGAATTTGGTGAGTTGGTTAGATACATTCCATTGAATTCGGAAAACATTAAAGATTACTTTTTAATAGCTGATGGTACTGTATTTCAAGCTTTAAATTTTCCAAACGAATACTTTATAGATGTTGAAAGATTAATAAAGGAAGCCGGATATAATAATGGTATTTTTAAAACACAAATTACACTATTGAATAAAAGAGTAGGGTATGAATCGGCAAATGAAAAATTGTGGATTAAAGAAATATCACCATCCAGAACCGAAGTAAGATTATTGCCAATAATGAATGATGTTTCCAAAAAAACAGATTTATTAACAAGATATAATATTATGTTAAGTGGTTCTGATTTCAGAGATGATATTATTCCATTTATTGCATCTTTTATAGAATCAATAAACCCATCGGAGGTTTCTTTATTTATCAAAAAAACTTATGGTGAAAAATGGTACAACAATTTTGTTTCCGAATTTGGCATCAGAGGTATGGATAGTTTAGTAACTAAAATTTATAATGAATTTAGAAAAGCTGTTATTAATGAATTTTCAAATAGAGTATCTTCTATTACAGATGTTAATTATGGTAAGAAAAAACAAACAAAACCATCATTAAAATATTCTAAAGAAGATGTTTATAAAATTTCTCAAAAAATTATAGTAGAAGTAATTCAAAAATATTTACCCAATAGAACAATACAAACATCTACTCAAGTTGAACCTGTATTTGATGCCAGTCAAGATACATTAAGTACAGTGGTTAGGAGAAGAGAATCCGATGTTACAATACAACCAAAAGTTCCTCAAGTAAATGTTACAAAAGAAAAACCACCAAAGCCGGTTGAAGAAAAACAACTTGAAAAACAAATAATGGAGGAAGTTCCATCAGAACTACCAGTTCCTAAATTTAGTAAACCAAATCCTATTAAATCAACCAAAACTCCAAAAGGATTGGGTAATTTATTTGGAAGAAAACGAAATAGAAAATTAGATAGATTATAAAATGGCAGTACCTGTAAAAAATATAGGATTTGATGAGGTGTATAACCCCAATAATGATGATGGAACTACGCCAAATGGTGGTGGTAACACTGGCGGTGGTGGGGGTGGAGGTCCTCAATCTGGTGGGGGTGGCTCTACTGTCCAAAGTAGTACTACTTCAAATATATTTGTATTTAATATATCATCTAATGAAAAATCATTTACAACATTATTAAATGGCAATGCAGTTGCTAATAGTAAATTAATTAGAATTGCTAGAAAAGATATTGCACTAGAAAATAAAAGAATTCAAATAAAAAAGACTGGGTTTAAAAACAACAATGAATATTATATTGTTGAAATGATTTCAGATGGTGGACCAATTATTGATAATCCAAATTTTGACCAACCATTGGGTATAGGTACTAAAGATGTTTTACTTACAAAATATAGAAATGGTGAAGTAGTTGGTAAACCAATATCAATTAAAAATAATACATCTGTACAATTAGAATTTAATTTAACTAAAGTAACAGATGGGGATGAATACGAAGAACCAAAATCATATAATACATCTTTTAATATAAGTGGAGGGCAAGCATCGGTAAGTGTTCTTAAAAATGGAAATAAAAATGCTGAATTTTTCCCCAAAAAAGGAGCTAGTAGTTACTCCGATGTTGAGGGTACTAAATACACGATTCGTTCATCCGATACAACACTATATAGAATAACAAATATATTATACACATCCGCAACTAAAGAACAATCATTATCAGCTAATGTTGGTGAAAGTTTAGAAATAACTGTAACTTTAAATTCGGATTATATATTTGATATTATTGTTGAAGAGGTATTCCAAGGTACTCCAGCAAAAGACCCACAAATTCAATTGGTAAAGGATGGTGCTAGAGAATATAATATAAACTCCAAAACAGGTGTACCTTTAATGTTCAGAAAAAATGCAGATGTTGAGGCAATTACTGTAATTATTGGTGAGGATGTATTTGAGTTTGATGATTTGGATAGTGGAGATTTATGTGGTGTAACTATACCACATTCAGCCTTTAGAAAAATAGGAAAATATAATGTTAAGATTTTTCCATTTTCATTTGATGATTATGAAAATCAAGTTAGGCCTGCTGAACCTGCTGATAGAATTGAAACTAAAAAGACAGAAATTAAATATAACATAAAAGAAGAAGTTTCGGAAGAGGCTCCAACATTTGAAGATAAATATAACAAATATAAACCAAAACCAGGTGGTGGTTCTGGTGGTGGAGGAGGTAGACCTGTATTTTTAGATTCAGGAGCTGATTCATTTGACCCAACAAATCCGTTTACTAATAGAGGGGATTTTGTTAATGGACCTAATATAAACGAAGCATTAAGATAAGATGGCACAAGAAAAATTACCTTTTGGAATGGGAGGAGCTGGTGGTAACAATAACACTGGTAATACCAATGTGCCTCAAAATAATCCATCAACAATTAATCAACCTGTAAACCCAATTAATTTTCCAACAAAACCAACAAACAATAAGGGATTAAAATCAAACCTACCAAATGTATCATTATCAGATAGACCATCTCCAAAAAAGTTAATCGAAAAATTAGATGAAGGAATTGCCGATGATGAAACAATTGGTGTATCAAATCGTGCTATTGATTTAGTAATTAATGTAATTGATGAAACATATGTAAATGTTCCTGATATTGTAAAGATACAATATCCAAAAGAAGTCAGAGGTGCTGATTTCGTTGGGTATGATGTAGATTTTAATATTCAATTTGATGTAGTAAATGGTGATAGTAGTACTTTTGTTGAAGTTGGTATTGGTAGAGTAAAATCTGCATTTAGAACTAGGGATAAAAGTATAACCTTAAATGTAAAGGAAGTATTAATTAATTACCTTGATATGGAGGGTGAATTTAACCCTGCAAGAAAAGGAGCTCCTGAGGGCGTTGATGTTGGCGATAAAATTAGAATCCCAATATCATTAACTCCAATTACTCAAAATTTAAGAAAAGAACAAATAAAAGGAGAAACAGAAACATTTACAGTTCTTTTTGATAAAGGTGATTTAACCATTCCAAGAAATGTTGCAATCAATAGATTAGCTGAAGGATTTATATCTCAATTCACAAATTGTGAATTTGATGATTCTAAATATCTTACTCATTTACTACATTTAGGTAAAGGTGATAATAAAGTAATTACAACTTGGGTAGGTAGTGAAAATTCTTTAATTCTTAAATTATACGAACCACTACCAACTTCTGTTAGAACTAATGATAAAGTTTGGATTACAAAAATACAAGCTAATCCAATTATAGAAACCATTACTTTGGTTGGTGATGGTATAGATTATTGTCCACCACTAAAGGGACCTAATTTTACTTTAGAATCTGATAATGGTATTGGATACCAAGTATATGATGAATTATTGGCAAGTGGTTCTACAACAAACACATCATTAGTTCAGAAATATATTTCTAAAAAAGGAATTGATACTGAAAAATTAAATATAGAATATGTAACTGGTTCCGAATATTATTTTGATAATTTTATACACTTTGGTTCAGCTGAAGAAAGAATAAAAAACTTTTGGTATAAGATTGAACTATTGGAATCATATCAATCAAAATATAATTCACTAACTACTTCAACTGCAGAATTGGGATATGTTCTTGCCGAAGGTAGTACATATGATGGGTATGTGATTATAACTGAAGATGATAGTTCTTTAGGGTTAGATTCTACAACGACAACGGCGGCATCTGTTATTGAAGCAAATAAACAATTGGATAATATTAATAATCTAATTGGTACATTTGATGGGTTTGAAAAATGGTTGTACACATCAACTGATGATTTAGCGTATCCAAAGAGTGGTAATACAATTGTGGCATCAACCAACTCTGAAGCAATAGCTTGGTACAATAGTAGTGTTAACGATAGCGCAACCTTTGATAGAAACAACATTGATTATCTTAACAACAATCTTCCAGAGTTTATTAAGGAAGATTATCAGAATGAAGATTTTATGTTGTTTATGGATATGTTGGGACATCACTTTGATGTTATTTGGGTTTATATAAATTCATTAAATAAGTTAAAAAATCCACAACACAAATCCGATAAAGGATTCTCTAATGAATTGGTTTATCATATGCTAGAATCTTTGGGTTGGGAAGGTAAGAAAGCTTACGATTCTCAATTCCTATGGGAATATGCTTTAGGACAATATAAAGATGGTACACAAAAATACCAACAATCACTTAAATCAGCAAATGAAGAAGTTTGGAGAAGAATCCTTAACAATCTACCTTATTTACTAAAACACAAAGGTACTGCTCGTTCGTTGAAAGCAGTAATGGCTTGTTATGGTGTTCCACAATCACTTCTTACAATTATGGAGTTTGGTGGACCAACTGACCCAACCGATGGTGGTACTCAACCATTTACATTTGAGGATAGAACAGCTGCTTTAGTATTTAGTGGTTCTCAATATGTAAGTACTGAATGGAAAAATTCACCATTACCATTGAGTATTGAAATGAATGTTAAATTCAACGAAGCTCAGAATCATAGTTTAGTAAAGGGTATATCGGGTGCTAGTACTTATTTTGAGTTAGATGCTATACAAACTACTGGTTCATTTGGTAAGATTGTATTCTCTATGTATTCTGGTAGTGGATTGACTCCTTCTGGAGACCCACAAACCATTGAAACTACACAAAGAAAACTATTTGATGGTGAATATAAAACAATTGCTATTACAAGAGCAGATGATACTGTTAGTTCTGGTTCGTATTCATTGTATCTAAAACAATCATTAAATAATAGATTAGTTATTAATGAATCTGTAACAAAACTTATTAGTAGTTCATTTTGGGATGATTCTACTGAATTACAAATAGGTAGCGCATCTTATACAACAATTGATGAGTTCAGATTATGGAGTACTCCATTAGAAGATGGTGTAATAACAACTCACACAAAACTTCCAGACGCAACAAATGGTAATAACTATACTGCATCTGCATCTGAATTGATATTAAGACATGATTTTGAATATCCAAAAAATAGACACACAGATGGAGATACTGAAATTATAAATGTTTCGGTTAGTAATCTATATAATGTAACATCATCAATAGCTGTTGGATTCACAAGTCAATCTGTATATCCATATAATTACGAAACATATGAAAGAAGTGTAACCGCTCAGGTACCTTCTTTAGGATTCAATCAAGCCGATAAAATTAGATTTGAATCACAAACTTTAGTTGGTGATTTATCTCATAAAGTTAGAGCAACTCAAAAATCATTGGATAGAGCACCAATCGATTCATCTCGATTAGGATTATTCTTCTCACCAATCAAAGAGTTGAATATGGATATTATTAAATCTTTTGGTAATTTTAATATTGATAATTATATCGGAGCACCTGCTGATGAATATAAAGATGAATACACCGAACTAAAAAATCTAAGAGAATTTTATTTCCAAAGATTAAATAGAGATATTTACGAATACATAAGATTAATCAGATACATAGATAAATCACTATTTGATGTATTAGAAGATTTAGTTCCTGCTAGAGCAAAAGTTTCTAAAGGTTTATTAATTGAACCACATTATTTAGAAAGAAGTAAAACTAAATGGAAAAAACCAACATCTGAGAAAAGAGATTATGAAACTAATCTAAATGTTGAAGAAGATGTAATTCTAATCGGTGATAATAATCAGTTCGAAGGAAAGTTGGATGTAGATGATACAACTACCCTATCATATCAATATGATAATTATACAGCTAATTTAGATGCAGAAAGTGATATTAATTTGGTATCAACCAATCCACAATATGATTCATCTATTGATGTAAATGAAGATACCGAATTAGTGGGAACATACCCAACATATGTATTTGAAATAAATGTACCTAAAGGAGATAAGTTAGATGCAACAGCTGCTTCCTTTGGATTTGAACAAATTGGAATGGAACCTGATTCTTTAGCAAATGCTGGATTTGGATTATATGCATCACTACCAGCAACTGGTTCGGTAACTAAATTAGATATTTTTGGAAATCGTTTCGTTACGAGAGAACAAATATATTTAATAAAAGAACAATATATCGAAAAAATAAAAGTACAAACTAAAGGCTGGCCTGCAACTACTACTAATGAACAAGTTGAATATGAATTGCAGGATGTAACTAAATTTAGATATAGAGTATCAAGAGTAGGGGTTGGACAATCTATACCAACAATAGGTAATGATGTAGTAGAGGTTACTCCATTAAATGGTTATTTTCCAACACACTATCGTTACAAAAACAATTTATCAGAAGGGTTGCAAAAATCATTCTTTAAGGGTTCACAACAAACCCAAGATACAACCCCAGATGGGTTACCACCTGTTGAAACATTTACTACTAATCCAAATATTCTTAGAGTTGCGGATACTGGTAGAGGTTCTGGTGAACCAATCTTAGAGGTAGATTAATTAAATTTGAAAAAAGTTATATTTATAGTATATCACAAAAGGGTAAAATAAAAATATGGGATATTTAGATAACACATCAATTACAGTCGATGCCATCCTTACTAAAAAGGGTAGACAAAAATTGGCATCCGGTCAAGACCTTGGAATCACCAAATTCGCATTGGGTGATGATGAGATTGACTACACATTGTATGAGCCAGCGCACCCAAAGGGTTCGGCGTATTATGACTCAGCAATTAAGGCGATTCCAATTCTGGAAGCTAGTCCTGACGAAACGCAAGTATTAAGATATAAGCTAGTTACATTACCATCAGGTACAACTCAAATTCCAATCGTATCATTGGGTATCGCTTCGATTCCAGTGTATCAAGATGAAGGGCAGGTGGCACTTTCACCTACAACTTCACCATTGGGAAATACGAATGCAGGATATACTGTTGTATTAGCAGACCAGAGAGCTGGTACATTAGCAGTAACGCAAGGAGCAACAGCAGCTGGTTCAATTCCAGTGTTCTTAGGAGAAGAAGTAACTACTACCGCACAAGTTGTGAGTGGTTTAGGATTTACATTCTCACCTAATCCTTCGTTAACTACTAACATTACAACTACTTTGACTGTGTATGGTAACGAAACTGGAGGTTCAGTAACTATTCCAGTGGTGGTAACTTATAGAAGTAACGTATAAAAGGAAATAAACGATGGCAATAATTCAAGACCCAAATATAACCGCTCAATTACAGGCATTGGCGGAATCAGGAACAATCGAAAGTAATGATGTAATAGCCCTTTTGAATTCAGCATTACCAGGCGGACAGCAAATCTCCCTTACAACAGGTGTATCATCTGGTGTATATAAGAGATTTGGTGAGTTCGATAAAGTAAATGCAAAGGTAGAAGTAGTAACTACTGGTTTATGGACTGGAGATACTGGTTCATTAACTAATGTACATACTTCATCAACTCAAGTTGCAGCTAATAGTGGTGATTACTATTACAATGCATATAACGCTAACCCAGCAACCGATTCTTCTGCGGAAGTTCAATTCGCTGTAGCATATGGGCATGTAAATGGAAGTGGTTCGGTATCATTACAAAATTCAGATGATTCACTACTTGCTTCAAAAGCAACTTACGCTCAGTATAAATCGGTTCTTTTAGACCCAACTGATACTAAATTCTCATTTGAAAATGGTGCAGGAACTGCTGTTGATTCAAATGATATTTATGTAATCAATGTAAATAGAGCTAGATATAGGGAGAAAATGGATGCAGGAAACTGGTCATTGAATCTTTCTGGTTCTAATGGTTTATTTACATTTATTGATGATAGTGGTAAGAAATTCGGTGATACATTAGGTAAAGCTGGTAGAGTATTTAAAGTAGTAAGTGGTTCACTTAACTTAGGTACGGAAAATGCAGCAACTGTTAACACTACAACTTCTTCTGGTGATGTGGGATTTGGATTATTTTATCCTGATAGAGGAATAGTAGTTCTTTCACCAGCAGCATTAGAAGATACTGTTGGTAATGTTGGAGTAAATGGTTCGGAAGTAACTTTAGCTGGTTCATTATCTGTGGCAGCTGAGCAAGAAAATCACAAAAGATTATTTAACTCTATTAAATTGGGTGGTGATTTCCAAGCTCGTAGAACTGAAAATGTATCTACAAGACACTTCTTCGTAAGAGCAACCAATAGAGAATTTAACTATTCAAACAACCCAACCTATGTAAATACAAATGGTACTTTCGCTGAAACTTCATTCGAAACTGACCCAAGAACTTACATTACAACAGTTGGACTTTTAAACGATTCAAACGAATTAATCGCAGTAGCTAAAACATCTCAACCAATTGAAAAATCATTTGATAAAGAAGTATTAATTAAAGTTAAACTTTCATTCTAATTAAATTGATTAAATTATAAACTTAGAAGAACCCCACCAAAAGTGGGGTTTTTCGTTTTATGATATTTATAGAAAAGTATTTTTAGATGTTAAAAGAGATTCCAAAATCGGATATTGTAGTCAGACCTTTCAAAGTTTACAAAGAGTGGGCTTTGGATGAGACTGATATTACCCCATTGTATGGTACTCTGCAAACTGATTTATATGATGCTAATACTGATGATACAAACTCTAATGGTATTTCTAAAAGAACTTTGTATGATTCCATTAAAGCACAATTCTATTTAAATCCAGCAACAGCATCTATTGTAACTGAAGTTGGTAGGAGAGAATCATATGCATCTACAAATGAAAGAGTAATTGGTGATACTATTGGTGTAATATCGATTCCACAAGAATATTATGGTGAAGGTGTTAAAGTTGGTTCACTAACATTAGAATATGGTTCAATAACAGCAACCGATGATGGTAATTCTAACCTAATTGATTCAGCATCAAATATTAAGGGAAATTTATTTTACGATAGGGGGTTAATTGTTTTAACCGATAATGTAACCGATGGTTCTACCTTAACTAACTTTGATATTTCATATCGTTCAACAATGACAATCTATGAAAATGAAATATTCTTATCGGTAAACGAAAACGAATTTAACGTATCTCAAAATCCTACTGCAGTATATGAGGTTGGTGCAACTAAACGAAATGTAACTGTAACAAAACCAAAAAGTAGACTTATAGATGGTGAAACTGCTGTTAAAAGCTTTTATCAACCTGGAGCAAAATATGTTAGAAATTCAAATTATCCATACATTTCAAATGTGGATGGGGTATCAAAGGGTAGTTTTGATGATTATATCGTAAGTGGTTCTACTGATGAAACTGGTTCTTATTTAGCACCATTTATTACAACAATTGGTTTATATGATAATGAGTTGAATATGGTTGCTGTGGCTAAATTACCACAACCAATTAAATCGCTACCAGATTATCCAGTAAACTTCATTATTCGTTTCGATACATAATGTTATATTTATAATATATAAAGGAAAGAAATTATGACTTTAGAAGAAAGATTAGAAAAAAACCCACCAGCAACATCAAAAGCAAACACCAAAGGTGGTGATAAAACTTTAATTGAAGCCGATGGTGGTTTAGATTTATCTAAAGATGAAAAAGCTATCGAAAAAGCCGGTGGTAGAAAGTTAGGACAAGGTGGTGGTGGATATGCTCCATCCAAACCCTACTCCGATACACTTAAATAAGAATTTATGATTCAATGGTTATGGGAGGGAAACCACATCAAAGATGCGGAAGTTCCCGAAAGCGCAGTAGGATTCATCTACATGATTGAACACATCCCTACTGGAAAATACTACATAGGTAAGAAAAACCTAAAGGCAAAACGAACACTTCCCCCACTAAAAGGAAAAAAGAGGAAACGAAAGGTCATTAAAGAATCTGACTGGAGAAAATATATGTCCTCTAATCAATGGATTAAAGAAGAAGTATCTAATGGTGGTGAAGAAAACTTCAAAAAGAAAATCCTTCAGTTCTGCTATTCAGCAAAATCACTCACTTATTACGAACTCTATTGGCAATTCAAATATAATGTATTGGCCGATGAAAACTCACTCAACGATAATCTTTTAGGAAAGTTTTTTAGAAAAGATTTGGAAATCTAAAATATTTTTTGTATATTTGAGTGTTAATTGTATATATACACAAAAAATAATATTATGACTTTAAACCAAGTAGCAAAAAAACATGGTATCAATCCAAATTCTTTAAACGCAAAAGATGATGGATTAAAAATAGCAGTAAAATCTATTCAACAATTAGTTCCTATGCTTGAAAAAAGAAAAGTAGATGAACAAACTATCAATGATATAAAAAAATTAGGACAATTTCTATATGATGTATCCGATTCAACCATCGGATAATTTGGATAATTAAAAAATTTTTCGTATATTTGTTGAAAATATAATTTATGCTCTCCGCAAGAAATAAATTAGTTGTTGTAAACATATTGGATTCTGCTTTAGGTGTTGGTACATCTATGAAGGGAAGTGAACAAGCACATCATTGTCCTTTCTGCCATCACCATAAGAAGAAACTCCAAGTAAATTTAGAATCTCAATATTGGCATTGTTGGGTATGTGATTCAAAGGGTAGAAGTATCCAATCACTACTCAATCGTTTGAATGTTGATAGAAGTGATATAGCTAAGATTATTTCAATCTATGGTGAGTACAAACCAACAAACAATCAGAAGGAAGTTGAGAAGGTAGTACTTAAACTACCTAAAGAATTTAAATCACTTTATCAGAAACCAAAATCAATCAATCCAATTTATAACCAAGCCATTGGATACCTTAAACGAAGAGGTATTACTATGGATGAGGTGTTGAAGTACAACATTGGTTATTGTGAAGATGGGTTGTATGGTGGTAGAGTGATTATTCCATCTTATAATGAAGATGGTGAATTAAACTATTTCATAGCTCGTTCTTTTTACGAAGATGAAAAGATGAAGTATAAGAATCCACCTGTTAGTAGAGATGTGATTGTATTTGATAATCAAATCAATTGGGAAGAACCCATCACATTAGTGGAAGGTGTATTTGATTCATTCTCAGTAAAACGAAATGTAATTCCTATCTTAGGGAAATTTATACCCAGAACTCTAAAAGCAAAAATCAAAGAGAAGGGTGTGAGTGAAATCAATATCTTATTAGATTCGGATGCGGTAGATGATTCTACAAAACATGCAAACTACTTTATTGGAAATGGTATAAAGGTAAAGAATATTATACCTGAAGGTGGTGATGCTGGTGAAATCGGATTTGATAAGATAAATGAATTATTAAAAGAAACCAAAGAAACTGGTTGGGATGATTTAATCCTCACTAAACTAAACAATTTATGAAGGTAGAAAAGATTTACCACTTAGCGGATTTACATATCCGAAATTTGAAAAGACATAAGGAGTATAGAGAAGTATTCCAAAAGTTTTTGGATAATGTAGATAGAGATAACATTGAAAACTCTATCATCTACTTAGCTGGTGATATTGCACATGCTAAAACTGAAATGAGTCCCGAATTGGTAAGGGAAATCAGTTGGTTCTTAACCGAATGTGCAAATAGAAAACACACATTCCTAATTACTGGGAATCACGATTGTAACTTAAATAATAATTATCGATTGGATGTTCTTACACCAATCGTTGAAAATTTAGAAAATGAAAGAATTCACTATCTTAGAGATACTGGGAGCTACAACTTCGGTAATATTACTTTTGTGGTATATTCTATACTTGATAAGCAAGAGAATTGGCCAAAGGCGGAATTGGTAAAGGGTGATAATAAAATATGTTTATTCCACGGACCTGTTAATTTAGCACAAACTGATATTGGATACACTGTATCATCAAACCACTTCACAACGGATATGTTTGAAGGATTTGATATGGTGATGTTAGGTGATATCCACAAAAGACAAACATTAGGAACACCAACCATTGCATATGCTGGTTCTATGATTCAACAAAATCACGGAGAATCTTTAGATAAACATGGTTACTTATTATGGGATGTTGAAAGTAGAACCTTTGAGGAATTTGATATTCCAAACGATTACGGATTCTACACTTTGGATATTGAAGATGGTGTAGTTCCTAATGTAACTGATATGCCCGCTAAACCTAGATTGAGAGTTCGTATTTCAAATACAGACCCAACTCAGATTAAGAAGGCATTAACTCAGATTAAAAAGAAATATAAAGTAGAAGAATTCACTGTTACGAGAATGGATACTATTTCTCGTCAAAAGACAGGAAACTCAAACAACCAATTAGCAATTGGAAATGTGAGAGATGTAGAATTCCAAAACGAACTAATCAAAGATTATTTAGAAAGGCAGTTCCTTGCTGATAACGAAACTATTGATAAGATTCAGAAAATCAATAGAGAGATGAACACAAAGTTGGTAGACGATGATGTTGTTCCAAACATCCAATGGATACCAAAGCAATTTGAATTTTCTAATATGTTCTCTTATGGTGAGAACAATAAGATTCGATTTGATAACGCTAAAGGAATGGTGGGAGTATTCGCACCAAACGCTAGTGGTAAATCATCTTTATTTGATGCTATCTCATTTTGTATTTTTGACAAGACAAGTAGAACCTACTTAGCAAAGAACATAATGAACAATAGAAAATCAAACTTCTATTGTAAACTACATTTTCAGATTGATGGAGTAGATTA